TACTGGACAAGTAGACACACACCCAGATACAACACCAATTTATAAGGTTAATGTACAGTTTGATTCTACATGGACTGAACAACAATTAGATGCAAATGGACCTGAAGATAATGTATATCTTGCAGAATTTGGTGGAGATCTAAATGTCAGTGACTACGTAATTGTTGATCGTGAAGATACTAATAGTGATGGCACCTTTGATCAAGGTGAAATCCTTAAGGTTCTAACATCACTCAATCAAGAGGTTCAGAAGTTTAGAATTTCTGACTGTGGAAGTCCAGACAATGATGTCTTCATTGTTGATTCTACAACTGGTGATACTTATATCGGTGGTACGGTAACAATTGAAAACTCCATCAATATGAATGGTGGTTGTTCTACTACAGATAGAGGAACAATCACTGGTAATATTACACCAGTTGCTCCAAGCATTCTAGTAGACACAATTACTAATATCAGTGCTACTGACATTGCTAAGGTTAAACTTAATGATACTGTTAAATTTAATGTTGGTGGAATTAATGCAGATCTGTTCGGTAACACTAGAATTATTGAGATCGGAACAGACTTTATTAGACTTAATCAAAATATTGTTTCCACTGCATCTCTGACAAACGTAGTATTCCGTGTTACTAAAAACGAAGAGTTTATCATTACTAACGGTAAAGAGCAAAACACTCTTTACTTTGATACCTGTAGTGCTGCTCTTGAAATTGGTAACCAAATCAGAAGAATTGATATCAGTAGAATTCTTCCTGGATTAGAGTCTGCTGCAGATACTGTAGCTGCTTATAGTGGAAGTGAAGAAGATCAAAAGATTTATTCTTATTGGGTTGATCCTCAAACAACTAATGCTAATGGTCCAGTTACAACATTAACTGCAACTGCAAATACTGGTGCTATTGCTGGATCTGTTTATCTAACTGTTGCTGAATTGGGTCTTGGATCTGGCAGATTTGCCGTTGATGATTTAGTTCTGGTTGGTAATACATCTCAGATTAATGCTAAGGGAACAACTGGAACTGATTGGGAAATCATGAAAGTTTTGGTAGTTGATAGCACCTCAAATATTTTGAGATGTCTTCCTGCTCAAGAAGGAACAACTGCAAATGGATTATCAACTTACCCAGCAACTACGACTAGTGTTGTTAGAATTCTGAAGCATCCTATGGTTTCTTCAATGATTGACATTGAAGAAAGAACTCGTGATGTTAATGGAACTAATACTCCTTACGCTTCTGTAATTATTGATAAGGGACAGATTGTTCAAACAAAACTTGATTACACAAACTTTGTAAGAATTACTAGCGCATCTGATCCGGATGGTAAGGTATTCCTTGTTAATGGAGGTTTACTAGGAAAATATCACACACCTTCTATGGATGAAACACTCCAAGATGGTAATGTTACTCATAGAAACGGTGATCTAGTTCTTAACAAAGACTTCACCATGTTTGGTGGTAACATCACCATGAAGGATTCTGTCGGTAAGACAAATATCCTGAGAGTTGTTAATGATGATGGTCATGCAGATCATTCCGGATCTATTTTCTTTGATGCAGGTGTTATTGGAAGAGGTAATATTACTCTCTTCCCAGCAACTTGTCCAGAAAACGTTGTTACAGATGCACAGTCATGTGACCCATCATTTAAGATTGACACATTTGGTAATGGTTTAGTTGGTAATACTTGGTCGGTTGTTGGATCTCCACAAGAGTCTCCACCGAAGGCACCGAAACTATCTGTTGAAAATCTTGGTATTAACGGTGCTGATAAGTTCGTAGTTAATCAAGATAATTCTATTGACGCATTTGGCATCAACAATTTCTACACCAGTAGTGGTGGTAGACATGCCAGATATGTATCTACTGGATCTGATGCTGATGATAAGAATCTGAAATCTAACATTACTTACTTTGTTAACGTAACAAACCAAGATGAAATGATTCTATTCCTACCAGAGAATGCTCAAAGTGGAGATAGAGTTGAAATCATTGAGGTTGGTGGTAATCTAACTTACGATACATCTCTAGTCATTAGAGCATCGGGATCACAGGTTAGAGTTCAAGGTGACAATTCAGGAACAACAATTGGATTAGGTGGATCCACTCCATACAATGCTGGTGAACTAGTTGTACAAACACCAAATGCAGCGTTTACCTTGATCTACCTAGGATCTACAGACTCGCAAGGAACAATTGTTTCTTCTTCTGTAACTGGATGGTGGCTCAAAGAGGTTTGATAGATGGCAAATTACGGTAGAATTAAGTCAACAAAAATCGCCCCAATTGGTACAATTATGCCATGGGGTGGTGGTTCAGCGATTGGAGAGAACAATGATAACATACCAACTGGTTGGATTATATGTAATGCTACTACTCAGTCATTAAATGCTGCAGATTATCCATTACTTGCTAAAGTAATTGGAAATACATATGGACCATTTCCTGAACCAACTGATACTACATCAGTCATGGGAGTAAATTTTGGTATTGTAAATGGTTTTCCTTACAATCCTAATTCTGATAGTGATCGTCATGATGCATCAAAACATGTAGATCTGTTTGCATTACCTAATTTAAATCAGGTTGCATTAGTTGATATTGAACCATCTAGAATAGCAACTGATGTTTTACTTGAATTGGGAACATATCTTAGTAAAAATGGAACAGAAGGTGATTTACCAGATACAGAACCAGATGTTGATGTTGATGTTACTTTTACAGTAGAACCATCTGATAACCTTTCCGGTAGAATTACTGGCATTACATTATCAGATCCAATTTACAGTGATACAGTATATGTTTTACCAAGAAAACTTGGTAATGATCATACTCCAGCACATACACATAGACCAGCTACTGACAGTGAGTTTGATAAATTTACCGGTGTGCAACCTATTGCAAATCCTCTAATGGAATTCCAACCAGGAACTGCATTACCTGATAATCCCGGTAAGGTTACGAGTGTTACTGCTATTGGAAACCGAGGTGCTAATTCTATTCCACATACATTTTTACGTGGAGAGCGTGATGTTACATGGTATGATGAGAATGATGGGGGTCTTACTGCTCCAATTCTAGACAAAAAGGTAACAATTCCATTTAGTATGGCACTTGTTCCTCAACAGCAGGCTAGAGATATACCTAAGGTAGGTAAAATTGAGCAGGGATATGAAGATAATGGTCTATCAATACCAAATATTCAAACACAAGCACACACCGGACCATTTCCTCCTGCAGGAAGATATCAAGGACGAAGAAATTATTATCCATCCCCAGATGTCCCTGATTATCATAGAGGAGTGGATATGCCACAGGCGTATATAAATGATCCACCTTTTCAGGTCGGAGAACTACAACCAATAGCTCTGGGTGTCACTGATACTTTTCCTTCAACACTAGACCACGAGTCCGATCGGTGGCTAAATACTACATTGAAGTCACATACCCATGATGCGATGGAGGTGACGATGAATCGTGGAAGTCTTGCGTTACCAACAACGGTATTAGTTAATAATGTTTCTACTGGTACTACAGTTCCTGTTAGTGTTGACACCGCATTAACAATTGCAGTTAATCCAAATACACCATCACTAACCATAATGTATATTATTAGGGCGTTCTAAAAAATGGCAGTATTCTATAACAGAGAGAGAGGTAAGTTAGGGTCTCTTACTGGAACTATCATATCATTTGCTACACAACTTCCTACTAATGAACCTAAAGATAATGTAGATTTGTTACCTGCAGGTTATCTAAGATGTGATGGTAGTGTATTATTTGCTTCTGAATATCCTTTATTAGCTTCTGTTCTGGGAGTTGGTGACAGTTGTCGTTATAAAAAACCCGGTACTATATTAGCAGTAAATGAGTTTCAGATACCTGACTTAAGAAGTAAACATATCAGGGCAACAACATCTGCTAACATTGGTTTATACAATGATTTATATGTAACTGATGTTAATGGTAATCAAGTTATAAAAGCTGGTGTTGGATTAGATGTAATTCAAAACATTGAAAGTCCATTTCAGTTAACATATAATGGTGAGTTTTATATTCCTCCACAAACACAAGAGTTGAGAGGAGAACCGTCATTTTCACTTGAAACGGGAGCATATACGTTTGAAACGGGTGTTCAGAATAATATGTTCCAACCTCACCTACACAGAACTACAACTAGTCGTGCCAGACAATTTGATAGAAGTGGAAATCATTTTTCTGCAAATCAAAATAATTCTATTAGATCCATGTCTTCACTTAATGTTTGTCAATGGTGGGCAAATACGAGACAGGAACTTTGTTATTGGCAGATAACAACAGCATCGGCATTAACCAGAAGTGGAGTCGGACCAGGGCAAAATGATGTATCTACACTGATTGGACCATCTAATGAAATTAACCAGTATGGAGCATGTTGGTTTGCTTGTGGAGAGTTTACTACTCAGGGATATTGCTTATGGCCTGCAACTTCTAACTGTCCTGGAGATGGACAAATAGAGAATAAGGAATGGAATATTAGATTAGACTCTGATTGTGACAAAGGCAACAATCGCGAAGGAGAGACTACTACATTTAGTAATATAACTTATGATCCAACTTGGACAGTTGATTGTGTATGTCCAAACGGGATATTTGGTTGCCCAGCTGGTATTGATACTGACTTCGTTAATTCTGACACTTTGACTAATTTTGAAGGACTAGGTGAAAACTTACCATTCACAATGTTAGACGAAGAATATTATCCTACAGGATATGGGTCAGTGTCTAACATATCAATTTTATCTGGTGACTTTGGAGATGAAGGAATTCATAGACATAGAATACCACTTGAAGCTGATGATCCGCATACGTATAAAATGATAACTAGAGCAGCACAGGCAAGAGCTGATACTGGACTAGATTCTCAAATTGTGATTGATATTAATACTGAGAAAAAGGCAGATAAATACATACAGCCTTACATTGTAACGGAATACCTAATTAAGTTCTGATGGCAAATTACAGATCCACTCTCCCAAATTTTTATTCCGATAAAGGCGGGTCATATGTTCAGATTGGTGCTATTGTACCAGTTTTAGTAGACAATAATTCTGATCCGACGAATAATTTACCAACACAAGATCCACATTATTCTCATCGTGGATACTTATATTGTGATGGCAGTAAGTATTCTATCAAAGATTATCCTTTATTGTATGAAAATTTAGGTAATGGGTACTTACAAAGATCTGGTGCTAATGGTAATGAAAGAATTTCTGCAAATGCTATCATTCAAACTGCAGCAGGACCAGCAGGAACAGTATACAGAACTTTTGTAGATGGTGGCAATGTATATGCAGAAATTTATGGAAAAGAAATAATTAAAGCTAATGGGGTAACATCCTATGATAGAGTAGTTCCTCATAATGCGACATTATCATTTCGTGAATTAAAGGATTTTCCTGGATCTAGAGTTTGGAAAAAGGCAGTGCAACCTTACGCTTCTGTCTGGAGCGAGTTCATGAAGGCGTATTCAGTATACGTATCAACGAACCAATCGTTGGGTGGAACTGCTCATACTTATACTGGTGCTGTTGTTGATATTCCTTCAACTGGCAATTATAAAGTTCAATATGCGACTGATAATACAGGCACTATAACATTTAATGGCACTACTTATAGTAGTGGCTCTTCATTTGAAGAAGGGCAAGATAACACAGTAGATTTAGGAAATGTTCCTGCTGGATCATATCCATTTTCATTTAGTGTTACTAACGGTGCTGGTGAAGATTGGGCTAATAATCCTGGTGGTATTGCTATTAGAATCTATGATGATTCTAATAATGTGGATGTATGGGCAACAACTTCTAATGTTGCTAACACTTCATCAGAAGGTGTAGTTCAAGAAAATAAAGAGTATAATTTATCATATGCTTCTTTTTATCAAAATTTAGCAGAAAGATCTGATACTCATGTTTATAGACTACTTGTAAATTATGACCCTACTGATAATACTACAGGAACTCCTGGAGCAACTGTAACATGGAGTATTAGTTCATCATCAGTATTAGCATCACCAGATACACTTAATGATCTTGCTATAGCTCATTATGGTACAGTTCCTGCAATTGATCCTGGTACTTATGATCCTTTAACTGGTGGTGGATATCCAACAAACTTCACTCAATATAAAGATCAAGGTGCTCGTAATGATACGATGCAGATCTCTTGGGGTAATTTATTTGGAATGCCTCAGGGTGTTAGCGTAGATACATATGAAGTTTACTTAGAAGATTTATCAATTCAATCATTTGTATTGTGGAATATCAAAAATATTCCATCATCAAAAACCGGAATGAGTGTTAATGAACCACTCACAAATGGTGTAACGAAATTAACTAACAGTGTTGAGCAGCAATCAATTGGATCCAGTCCAGAATGGGTTAATAATGGATATTCTGGTCCACAACCTCCTGATGGTGAAAAGCATAAGTATAGACTTCATGTTATTGCAAATCTAACTAATCAGCAAACCTTAGTTACTCATATGGATTTTGCTGCTGGATCTGGTCAGTTAATTCCTGATTATGGATCACCAGCATATACAGATAATTATGACATCACGGGAACAGGATCTGGAATTACTAACACTAGTTTAAATATTAAGATTGGAGATCTAACAAATCAACCTGAGATTAGAATTAGAAAGGGATTTGAACTATCTGACTATCCATATATTTTAGGTGAGTTTAGAGTTCCAGATTATAGAGATAGAAAACTAATTGGATATGGTGAAGGTATTGAAGGATCTGGTAGTCCACTAGTAGGTGATAGAATCACCATGAATATTGGTGATATTGGTGGACAATGGTATATTCCAACGTCTACATTAGAATCTCCTCAAGAATTTTATGAAATTAGTGATGTTGTTACTACTGGATATAGTGATGTAATATCAGATATTAGTGCATATGCTACCGGAGAAAAAACATATAGAGTAGGACCTACAGAAGATTATATTTTTGCACGTCCTGCACAACATAATCACTATATTTTAGGAAGTGTTGTTTTAGAGAGATCGCTAGCAACTATGGGAGGTGTAGATACATTTACTACACAATATGTAAATTATACTGGTGGTGTTCTTGAATTTGTTCCCGGTGGTCCTGCTGGAGATGGTGGTGCATTAGGTCACTCTCATGGATTAGCAGGATCAAGACCTGCCAATTCAGCTATCGCTACTTATGGTAATACTGATGGTATTGGTGAAAAGAAACCATCAAACTACTTACCAGATAAAGTGTATGCAGTAGATGATCCGACTTTCATTGAGATGACTTTTGATTATAATGATCTTTTTCTTACTGAATGGGGTAGTGGTGCTGGTGAAACTGGTGGATTCGCTAATCCTGGTTTAGAACAAACAAAATATGCAGCATATTCTAGTTTGGGAACAACATTACAAGATGACTTGGCAGTTGATAGAGGTCTTGTATTTGATATAGATTGTAGTAATTATACAAAACTATTTGTTCTTGCTATCGCAGGTAATGACTATAATGGTGGAGAACGTCCTAACCATGCAGGTGAAGGATTGACATTAATCTGGCCAGATGGTAGTACATATCCTCTTTTACCTTCTAAAGATGATTCTGGTTTAAGTTTTGACGAATTTGATGCGGCATATGCATTCTGGAAGAGACTGGTAGTTGATATCCCCCCGCAGTATCAAACGTCTAACGTAAGAATTGACTTGCATCAAGTTATTGATAGTAGAACAGGTCCGAATGAATTCCAGGGTGATGCCGACGCCCTTGATGCTGCAAACCCCAATGCTTATGACAGTATTGGAGTTGCACAAGTTGGATTAACAGGTGGCACACAACCAAATGTAACTTGGGATGGATGTTATAATTATAATGTCACAACACCACCAACGGTCCAGATTAGTAGTACTACTAGTGATGGTACATTTCTTACTGTTACTACAGCTACAGATCATGGATTTGCTATTGGAGATGCTGTCACAATTGCTTTAACTAACACTTTTGATGGAACTTATACAGTAGAAGAATTAGGTTTTAGTAATAATCAAGTTAGATTACAACCTCAACCTGCTATAGGTGCTGGAAGTGTAAGTGGTGGAACAATTAGAGAGGCAGGTGGATATTTTGTAGAGTCTCAAGTTCAAAATCAACCTAGAGTTTGGGTTGTTGATAATGTTACAACTATTGGTGGTAAAGAGATCATTGCATCTGATGCAGATCTTGGACAAGAAATATATAATCAATCAATTAATAGTGGAACATTAAATGTTCCTGCGCGTCCTAACAATTCAAGCACAGTAAGTGGTTATGAAGTAACCTTATTAGCTCCTGGTGGTGGCGGTGGCGGATCCTTTGGCGGTGGTGGCAACGGTGGGAGTGCAAGTGCTACTCTTACAGTTGATGGTATCAACTATACTATTACTGCTAATGGTGGTCAAGGTGGTTCTTCTGGTAATGGTGGTGGTGGAGCAGGTGGAGGAGGAACTTATTCTATTCCCGCTGCTTTGTTGAATGATGATAGATTTAATTTTGATGTAACAGAGGCTGGAACTGCAGGATCTGGTAAAAATGGTGGTCAGGGTGGAGGTGGATCTGGTGGTACTGGTGGTGATCAAGATAGTATGCAATCAAACACCGCTTATAGAAGTTTTAACGGTAGTGGATCATTTAATCCTTCATCTGTAGTTCCTAGTGGTGGCAGTATAACAGGAGTATATGCAGATATATCTGGTGGTGGAGGAGGTAATGGACCTGGAAATGGTGCTGCAGGATGTGGTACAACTGGTGGTACTGGATCTCGTGGTAGAAGATTAACTGGCAATATTTCTGCTACTGGAAATCTAAGTTTCACCATTGGTCAAAAAGGTGGCACTGGTCAAAACATTCATGCTGGATCTACTGCAGAAAGTACAACGTATGGCGGTGGTGGCGCTGCTCAGGGTGGTACTGGTGGACGCGGCGCATGGGGTAATGGCGGATCAGGTGGTGGTGGCGGTGGTGCTACTCAACTTTCTAGTGGTGTTGGTAACCTAATGGGCGCTGGCGGCGGTGGAGGCGGCGGCGGTAACGGTGGCGGAAACAATGGTGGTTCTGTCACTGACCCATGTTGGACTGGTGGTCCTGGTCTAGGTCCAGGTCAAGGATTATATACAGCAAGTTCTATCGGTTTCACTGGTGGTGGTGCTGGTAGTGCTTCTGGTTGCACCGCTGGTGGAGGCGGTGGAGGCGGTGGAGGCGCTGGTCCTAATGGCGGTGGTAACGGCGGTTTAGGTGGTCAAGCTGGTGCTGGTCACGTTAACACTGGATCAGGATCTGGTGGTCAGGCAGGTAGATCTGCTGTAAATACTAATTATGTTTCTGGTTATTCAGAATCTTCTGGTTCTAGTGGTAGTGGATACGCTAACTTTACCGTTAGTTATCAACAACCAGTTGATAATCCAGATGGTGGTGGCGGTGGATCAGGATCAAGAATAGTTTTCAGTTATAAAGGTGATCCTACTGCTATTGCTTGTTCAGTTGGAAATGCTGGTGCCGGTGGTTCAGGTAATGGTGGAGGTGGCAGCACAGGAACGGTTACCGTATCAGTATATGAAAGAATTGAGGGTGATGATAATGTAATTGGAATTACATCTCCTGCAGGAAGATATTACGAAGTTCCTAATTTCCCATCAGATGCTCCAGCTTTCCCTGCTACTCCAAATACAGTTGGTGGTGGTATATGGCATTCTTCAAGTCTTGGAGTTGAGGTAACCAACGCAACAGGAGCAAATTTCCCAGTTGCATCAACATTGAGTGGAACTAAAGCAACAAAGTATGTCTTGTTTAGTGGTGCTGGAAGTAGATATTTACAATTAGGACCATTTAACCTAACAAATGTAAATCAAGCAACCTTTACTGTTATTAGAGGAAATAATACTAATGGTGGTGATGCTCCCGAAGAAGGACTTTTCTTATACTATAAGACTTCGCTTGAGGCAACTTCGGAAACATTATTATCACAAATTGCCGGACCCACTGTTAGTGCAAGTGGATATGCGAATTATTCTACTGTAATTGATGATAATAATAATGCCAGAGCTAATGGAATTTATCTAATTCTTCGTCAAAATCGTCCTGTGGGTACGGGAGATAATGATGAGGCAGGAACGGGAGATACTAATGATAACTGGGGACTGGCTCAATTTGGATTTAATTATGACCCTGCGATACAGCAAAACTTTGTCCCATCAGTAGATGCTACTCTTCCTAGTAATCTAGGTGATTGTGGTCCTGATGATGGAATTGATCGTCTTAGAAGAACAGTTAGTGCAGCTAAGAGTAATATGAGATTCACTGATGGACAATTCCAATTGTCGTCATCCACTCCAATATCTGTAACTGCATCAGCACGAGTACAAGAAACTATACCTTTGATTACAAGGTATCATAGAGCAAAATACTTGATTAAGGCGTTCTAGATAAATACTTCATGCACTTAAGATTATCCAAATGTCAAAATCTTTATTGACTTTGAATGCCTTTAATAAGACAATTAATTATAAAGGTATTTCAAAAACTATTAATGATGATTATTGGGAGAGAGAAATTGCTCCTATTATCACACCTACATGGGATACTCCTAAGGATAGACTGGAATTGTTTGTATACAAAGAGGATAAAACCTATTTGGTGCAAAGAAATAAGTATGTAAGAAACTTTAAAACCAAAGATGGTAAGTGGGTATCTTATGAGTTTGATCCAGCAGCAATCACTGACTTCGTACCAGTTGAAGATTTATTCAATAGTATATCAGAGAAGTTTATCCAATATAAAGAAATTGGTGAAGCAGAATATGAAAAAGCACTTCAACAAAAGTTTAGAGCAGATGCTACATTAAACTGGGACAAGGTAAAGTTAGTTAGAAAATTCTTACTAGATGAATCTGATTGGACTCAAGTAGAAGATGCTCCAGTAACAGCAGAGGAAAAAGTATTATATCAAAAATATAGAACATATTTACGTGAATTGTTTAATCAAAATCAGGTAGAATTACCATACGATGTATGTTTTCCAATCACTCCTAAAGAATACTTACATAGAAAAACATTAGATATTCCGGCATTAAATGTTGAAGTACTTGGTACTCAAGGTGTAGACGAGGAATATTTGTTTAGTGAGTATCATTTCTGGAAACTAACATCTCCTGCTGTTAATAGTTTCGCACAAAAGATGGCAATTTATGTGACAATGAAATCTATATTAGATGAAGATGCTAAACTATCTGGTGTAAGACCAGTTAGAAAATTTAGAGATCAAACTATAAACTTAATGACTGAGAATGGAATGAGATCAGATAGTGTAGATGCTGTAAGAGTATCTCATCCTGCAGAGGACCCAGAAGCGTACATAAGAGCTTTGATAACAAGAATTGAAAACGGAGAGATCTAATGTTAGTATCAATGAATCCAGAGAGACTATATGAATTGGTCTCGTACTATGCAAAAGCAGAAAACAAATACATTCTAGTCATTGATAATACCAACTGGTGTTATCTTTCATCAGAGAAACAGCAAGAAATTCTAGCATTCTATGATGATGATATCATTGACGAGGATGAAGTACAAGAGATATTCTCAAATACATTAACATTCTACAAATTTGACACACAAACAGTTGCTATTGATACTGCACGTAATTGGTTCCCCTTACTAAAAGAGTTAGAGGATTCTGATTACTTTGTTGAAGCATATGTAGTAACACCAGCAGGATCTATTCCATATACAAATAAAGTTGCTGCTTCATGATATAATATAATTACATTCTGATATGAAATGAGTTTACAATATAATAGTCAGTTCTTTAGTTTTAGAAGAACTACCATACCTAAACAATTAATGGAAGATCTAGAGAATAATATAGATGCTTCTAACTTAGAATTAAATGACGCACGAGTAACAGGATCAACATCTCCTGAGGAAGATATGTCTGCATATCTTTCTGATAGAAGAAAGTGTAAAATGTCAGTCATTGAAAATGACGATGTTATGAAATTCGTCTTCGCTCAATTTAATGAAGTAAATCCTGCTACTGATATTTGGCAATTTGATCTCTCATTCTTTGAGAACGTTCAATATCTGAGATATGATAGTGAAGAAGATCATTTTGATTGGCATAATGATATGATGATGAGTGATGATAAAGTCAATTTAATGACACGAAAACTATCAATGACATTAATGCTCAGTCATAAAGAAGATTATGAAGGTGGGGAGTTTGAGTTTGCAAGTGTACGTGCTGGTCAACTTAATACAAAAGAGATCAATCTAGATTATGGTGATATATTAATATTTCCTTCACTTATGGAGCATAGAGTAAAACCAGTTACAAGTGGTGTTAGAAATGTACTAGTATCGTGGGTGTGGGGACCATTATTTAAATGAAAGTACCATCAAAAGTAGAATTGCAGCATATGCAACTGCAAGCAATGTTGAAAGAGCATTGTATTCCTGAGAGTGAGTTGTTGTATTGTGGTGAACGTGAGTATACTACAGAATACGTTGCACATCCCGAATATCATGGACAGTTAATGCACTGGTACATGATTGGTGGTGAGCATGAAGTGCCAGTGTGTGATATTGAGTCGGTTGATGCAGTGGACGATTAATAACTGTCACAGTGACCTTGACATATTCAAATACATGTGCCATACTATGTGAGTTGTCCATCAATCTAATGTTCTCCGAACAATTAATTTCACTTGCAACTGACCGAGCACTAGGTCATCCTACACAAACAGAATGTGATCTTTTTGAGGAATTGTATGAAGTCTACATCAACGACTCCAATAGCTCCACTTTGCGTGAGCATATTGTTGCTCGTGTTGCTGGATGTAACCCTCTTCCTGGTAAGCTTGGCAGAGATGCAATTCAAATCGGGACTAACATAGAGAAAGAGATTAAACCAAAGAACTATACTAATAAGACCACCAATGGTAGCGGGTGCTTCAACGATTATACTAGAGCAAGATATGTTAAGGACACTAACGTCAATCTTCCTATTATTCATGGGTTGTTTGTTCATGGCATACTACATTACGTTGTAGAGTTTACTATTGATGCTGTAGCACATAAACTTGATTCACAAATAAGAAAGAAATGTGAAGAAGGAGGCAATCAATATGTACGATCTGCATCATGGACATATACAGATTGGATTGATCATCCATCATTGACTGTACACTATATCAATAAAGATCTTATTGGTAAGAGTCACGTCAAGGGACAGTATAAAATATGCCATCCATTCTACCAAAAACTCATTGCTTTATGACAGTTGCTGAACTGTCCACCAAACCAGCACAGCACCCCATAACCGTGTATATTAGATGAGTGGAGGGGAGACCTTCCACGTCACGCGCTAGTCTCCTAGGGACTAGCAAACCTTTCTTTCTTCATCATGCAACTCACCAATAACGTCACCGTCGTTGATTTCTTCCCTGAGGCATACATCGCTGACGAGGGTGTCAAGCGTTTCCAGAAGCGTGTTACCTGGAAAGCAAATGGTCTCAAGTCCTACAGCACCGTGACTATGCTAACAGCACGTAACGAGTGGAATGAGCGTATCGGTAACGGTTCTTTCGTCACTGATTACCATCTTGAGCAAATGCCTCGCTCAGAGTATCGTCCAATGGCAGTAGGTTGATGATAGAACTACCCTCAGATTTTCCACATAAAGCACCCGAGCACTATTACTATGAATGTAAGGATTTCAAACGTAATGTGGTTGCTGTATGGCTTTGTAACACTCAAAGTTATGCTTATACTACTGATAGTCCTATTCGTACCATCTGGGGATTCGTCAAGTTCAAGCGAACGAAGAGAAGCACTACGCACACTTACCATGCCCCCATCAACTCAAATAAGGTAGGTGCTGAAGTAGATATAAATGATACTGGAGTTTATACTGCTATGCAGATACTTAAACCACTTACACCAACAATACTTAACTTTTTAAGTTAAAGTATGCTATAATTACACCAGTTCTAGGGGCACTATGTCTGAGTATTATGATTTGAAGCAGCAAAAGCGTAAGGATGCATTCGGTTTGTTTTACGAGAGTGTATTGAAGCCTGACAATAGACTTCGGTCATGTGCTCACAATCAAGAATGTTTCAATGAACTAATGGAGTGGAGACAAGACATTCTTCAATACCTACAACAACGTCGTCAACAGGAGTTCAACTAATGCAAGAAGGATCTTATGAGCACCAACGCAAATTTCGTATGCAAGATGCGATTGATGATTATCTCCAAGATGATAAAGTATCAGCACGACAAGCGTATGAAGAGATTATATCTTGTATCCAGGATGTGATTGATATACATGGTAGAGTAGCAAATCGTGCAGAAGAGTTGAGGTGCTTGATGTCAGTTGATCAGGATTTTGATACTGATGCATATTATAAAAAAGATATTAAGCAAGAGGATCCTGTGTACAATGATGATGGTAGCACATCATATGGTTATGCTGCTCATATTACTCTTGGTGACGTTACTAAATTCCAGCGAGGATCTTCATTGTGAAATACCGTGTTGAATGGTGGAAGCGTAAGCAGAAAGGATGTAGCAGTAGGCAATCTGTTGTCTTGTTTAATGATGCTGATGTACTACATTTGGTGAAGAACATTCAAGAAGATCCTAATGTGAGTACTGTAGATGTTATCCCCGTATTAGGAGAATGACTATTGTAAGAGTTCCGTTCACTGCGGAACAAATGAAATTTGTAATGGATATGATGATGAAGTATCCTAAAGACCATGTATACCATGAGCATGTTGATGATACGTTTCTGTATAACCACTTAGAGAAGTGGCACAGGTACGCGCTACAGGTGGAGGAATGACCCTATAATAAGCACATAAGCAACCAACACCATGCTCCAGCAACTCCCCAACGGTACAATGCTCTACTTGCCTTACAGTGTTGATAAGCACACTGCTCGCCAACGTATGGAAGCATATGCCAATCGTGAGCGTAACATGGACTACGATGGTCGCAACTTATTCAACGAAATGTTTGGTGAGAACAACTGATGAGAATCACTCAGTATCTTCTAGGTGGCATCTTTACTATTGTCACCCTCACATGCTACCTGCTATTCTTAGCAGAGCGTGATTCAAAAATGATGAACTACTATGACTCCACAATCCAAAGAGTTCGTTAACGACCTATTTGATAAACTATTCAGTCATGTTGACACTGACATGATTGATCTGCATGATGATGACACATGTTGTGATCATCTTGAATTTGAACAACTAACTATTAATTTTAACTAATGTCTATTTCCGAAGTAATGCTTGATCGTTGGCTCCTAGAGCAAATTGACGAGATCAATGATGACATGAACATGGACTTTAACAAGGACATGCCAACTGAAGAACTGTCACAAGAGGCATTGGATCTGCTCTGATCCAGCCTATACTATATTCATACCAAAGGAAACCACCACTGTGACCACCACCTTCGCTGACTACGCTGCATCTGCTGAGGCACGTAACGACATCGCACAAGCGATCTTAGGTCATACATTCGCGCTGTGTCAAGCACTTGAGCAGAACTTCGTGAATGAGAGCATTCGTCGCCAAGAGTTTTTCATGGCATCTTCCGTGAACCGAGAGTATCATGAGCAGAAGATTGCGGACCTGAAGAATAACATTGGCGCATATCAGTTCACTGTGGACACTGGTCGCAAGTATCACAAGGTGATGATGACTACTGATGGTGGTAATCGCTCTGTTCACGCATTTGTTGATAAGAAGACAGGTGAAGTATACAAACCAGCATCTATCAAATCACCTGCCAAAGGTGTTCGTTTCAACATGTTGATCATCAAAGAGCGTGAGTTTATGCTTGAAAACGCTGACTGGGCCGGTGGTTACCTCTATCGCAATGCTGGTTACACCGGTTGACATCCCACTTCATACATAGTATACTGTAGTTCATCCGATCTTATCTCATGTCTGCTCCCCTGTTCTATCTCGTTGCTGATGGTAATGCATTTGCCATTGAAGATGACGGTTATATGTTTGGTGCTGCTGTTAATGATGACGGCAGCGTGGATTGGTCTGGTTCTTATGAATTCAGTCCAGATGAAGAGGATGTTGAGTATGTTGCACACATGTGTAATCTACTCAAACAAGCACAACAACTATCTCAAGAACAAATTCAGGAGGTCTTCGTCAAATGATTTACTTGTCCCGATATACTAAGACGAAACCCCAACATGCTGCTCCATTAATTGTAGCAGATATCAAGACCCTCTTAAAACCGCTTCCAACGCATTATAGCAGAGGTGAGTACAGTGTACCTGTCACAACCACTGCAGAACCCCTCACAGACGAATACAGACGCTTCTGGCGTTATCATGGTCATTACACTCTTGAATTTACCAAGGCATTGATGCAATCTTTGCCTAAAGACGTTAAATTTGTCTCTTACGATCACCTCAACAACAAACTGACTCTTATCAAACTATGAATAACGTTGATGCTCTTCGGATATCCGAACAACGCGATGACATTTGTGAATGGATGATGACTCGCTTTCGTGAACTAATTGCAGATGATCGTGTTGATGATGCACTGCATTTTGCAGATGAGTGGTTTGAATGGATGGATCCAGAGGGCTACATAAACGAGCAAACTTTGTTTTACAACGAAGATGAGCTCGCAGAACTCTACAAATCGCTCCAACATGGATGAACAAATCAAGGAATTGATACTGTTGTACATGGAAGCGGAAAACAAAAAAGATCACGCGCTAGCAGAGAAGATTCTGTATGACATCAACAAAATCAAAGCCCTTTGTAGCGAAGATTCCCCTGATTGATACTCTAGAACAAGAGTATCAAGATTGGTTGGAGATTAAACAGAGTTTGGGTATCAAACGTTCACTCAAAAGTTTTCTCTATTTTATTCACAACTATGGAATACCTAACAAAGAAGGAGGCAGTATGGATCTGCCGAAAGATGCTTAAGGTATGGCATCCCGAACTACGTGGTAACATACCTGCAAAGCAAGAGTATTGGAGTAAGTTCCTTGACATTTTATATAATGATGGTAGAATTGAACAAACTGATTATGACACATGGTTATGCCCTTTCAAACTAAACTGATTAATGCTGTTGTTGGTACTGTAGTAGCACTTGCTGCCAATGTGGGCACTCCTGCAATTGCAGATCCTCTTACAGATGATGATTACTATTCCAACCATTCCATGGGATGTATGCTTCTTCAGGAGTGTACTGATGATGTAGATGAAGT